TTAACTAGAAAACGTAATCCGATTAGCACGCCTGATAGCACGGCGATAACGCCTGCGCCAAAACCAGCCCATTCCGCTGGACTCATTTCTTCGGAGTTGCATACCCAAATACACCTGCAAGTACAGCCCATAAAATAGAGCGGTAGTCAGCTGCAAAATTGGATGCTGCCCAAGCTGATAGAAATGCACCAGCAGTTAGAATGTAAGGATTTTTCATATTCATATTTTGCCCCCTAGTAGTGGTATATCAAACGGCCTGCCGTCTTTATCGCCTGCCTTGGTAAAACTTACGTGTATGTGTTTAGTGTGTTTGTTATAGCCCTTGTATGTACGCCATCTGTAGCCCAGGATCTTGCTTGCTATTTTGCCGTTATGAATTACATAAGATATGCGTTTATCGGTTTTTGCGCATTCTCTGATTTGGTCAGCCAAATATATTGAGAGCCCCTCGGATGAATCCAAGCGAGCATCAATATCAATGGCTCGTACACATCCATCGATGTCTGGATTATGATCTGAGGTGTTTCCTCGCCTGGCATGACGAGCATCACCGATCCACCCATCAGTGGTAGTCCTGCGATCTGGATACCAGGTATTAATTGCATCTCTGAGCTCTACGCCAGCTGCACATAACCAAGGTTTCATTAGCCAAGCAAAACTTGAAGTTCATCAGCTGTTAAACCAAGGCGATCAGCAATGGCTTGTCGTGTTGCTGTTTTTGCTTCGATTTCGGCTTGTTCTTTTAATTGAGTTTTTTCTAACTCTTTGCGATATTTAATCTCAGCAGCAGTTAATTCTCTTTCAATATCTATTGTTTCGCCAGTTTGTGCATCAAAAGTTCTTTCAATTATTTTCATTATTTACGCTCCATATACATAGATAGTGCCACCAGAAAAATTGCCTGAACTTGAAGTAATTGTAATTGATGAAATTGCTGAACTACCTTTATAATAACCAGTTGAATTGTAGGAAAATGCACCAGAAATTGCATTATACGATTTATATTCAAAAGGTTTAATGCCGCTTGCATTTGTACCATCAACTTTCATTTGCAAGGCATAATAACCATTTGCACTATTATTCTGACCTAAATCAATTTGACTACCATTTTGAACTCCATAAGATTGATCGGCAGTTGATGACCCTGGCATAGTTATTTTTATTGCATTAAAACTATAATTTGATCCTGTATCCGAATTGAAAGTCATACTAAATGCAGCAGTAGAATTTGCTTTTATATCGCCTTCAGTAAAAATGTATAAAGAATTTTTGCCTGAAATTCCGCTTACTGTTATTGCTGTTGCTCCCGTTAAGGCAGTTCCACCTGTATTGATTAAGGTGTAATTATCTCCACCACCACCAGCAGGTGCAGCCCAAGTTGGAACTCCACCAGCAACAGTTAAAACATTTCCAGTTGAACCAATGCCAAGACGAGCAGGTGTTGAACCGCTTGAGGAATAAACCATGTCACCAGTTGTAGTCATTGGGTTGGTCATGCCAGTAGTATCTAAATTAGCCCACGCACTACCAGTGTAATAAGTTGTAACATTTGTATCTTTAAGATACGCAAAGTTTCCTTCTTGTGGTGAAGTTACTGCTGCATCTCTGGCTGCGGCACTTGCAAACACCCACACACCTTGCATTAAATAACCATCAACATCGGCTGCGGTTAACACCTCGCCTGTTGTAAAATCCTTAAAGCCTAATCCAGCTGCCATTTTTACTCCTTAGTAACTTAGTACATTATAGTCTAAAGTGCCATAAATGCTGTTATTTAATATCAGCGAATCTATGACTGGCTCTAGTGTGGTGAACGTGGTTTTCCAACTGTTTGGCGTAATAAACATGCGTACGCCAAAAATCTGTAAAGTCTTGGAGATTGTTGATCCGCCAGGCTGAGTCGTTAATACGCTTATAGGATCAAAGAAGTCTAGGTCTAAGGCTGCAATTATGCCTGAATTGTAATTAGAAGTGTATAAATCAAGCACTACAGAATCCACTCGGATACTGGTCTCAGCTCTACTGGCCACATAAGCTTGGGCATAATCTAAAGCCACTGCATCGCTTTGCATAAGTAGATCATTTAAGAAATAAGAGTGTAAGAAGTATTTGTCTATGGATGCCTGATTTATTGCTACCTGAGCCGTGCCACCTAGTCTAGTAATGGTTGCTTTGTTAAACACCAAAACATCGTTTAATATCCATGAAGCATCAAAATAAGGTATACCACTGCCATCATCGGCAAAGGCTGTTGGAGTGCCACCTATTGAGCTGGCTGTTACGCCTCGGTCTTGGAATACAAAAGAGCCATCTGCATCTACATAAAGTGCGCCATATTCAGATTCTGAGACAGTAACCATGGCCTGTAATGCTGTCCGATTTGTCCCAGGGTCAGCCTGCATTGTGGTTAAGCCTGCATCTATATCACGCATCGATGCTGGCCAGTCAATTTCGTCTAAGATTTGGTTAATTCTTGTGCCGCTTAGGTTGCCAGCACTTGCACCAGTTACCGTGCTTATTTGAGCATTTTGAGCTAATCTAAATGCATCTACAGCTTGAATTGTCGTAATAGCAACATCTTCTGCCTCTGAAGGATAAGAAGTTACATAACTGGTAATAAATCCTGAAAATATAGGATAAGTAACTCCTGAGTAGGTAGCACTAATTTGTACTTTACGCATTGGCGTTAATAAATTGTAATAGGGGCTAGAAGTGTTTTGTGGGTTGAAATCGCCGTTTTGATCTACTAGGCGCAGAGTCAATGATCCTGTTTGGAATTGATCGGATAAAGCTGTGCGGCCTCGGTTAGTTTCAATACGGTTAACAAGATTTGATACATCAACAATTACAGCTGTGGAATCGGCCAAGACGTTTGTGCCAAGTATGCCAGTATCTAAGATCATCGCCTGGGCAAAACTTGGGCCAGTGCTAAAGTTAATTATTGCATTTACTACAGGTACCGTCATTATGGAAGACTGCCAGCCGCAGAAGTGCTGTATCCGCTACGTTGAGCACCTTGGATACTTTCGGCAATGAGTTGCTGAAACTTATCGCCAGTTACTGAGGTATCTACCACAAGTCTTACATCTGCATAACTCATTGGAGTTCCTGATACACCAGGTGCATAAACTGGGTTGCCACTACCCATTGGTACTGTGTAATCAACGCCACCTAATGGGCCAGAAGGTGTTGGGAATGCTGAACCTACGCCTGGAATGTTAAAGGCTGATGGCGGCACATAAGCACCTGCGGCAATTTTAGCGTTAATCTTGTTTATGAGAGAGTCGTTCATTGCAGACATTTTGGCTATTTGGGCTGTTAATGCGTTTGCTGCCCCACCAAAAGTATCCGCCAATTCTTTAGCTTTTTTGGCAGCATCCATCTCAGCGTTAATCTTCTTGGCCAGTGCCTCATTGTTGTCTAATATGGCGATCTTAGCTTCAATACGTTTTTTTATTTCTTCATTAGTTTCATCATTCAAAGCCTTGGTCAAGCCAATACGCTCTAAATCAAACTTGTCTTTAAGTTTATCTACTTCTGACTTTGCTTTGAGCGCAGCCAATTCTGCAGCTCTTTGTTTAGCCAAATCTTTTAGAATCTTAGTTTCTCTGCGTAATTGATCTAAATAGATTCTAGAAGCCGTACGTGCTGCGCCACCTGCGTCAGGGCGAGTTTTAGCTCTTTCGCTTGCACCCAATTCTTGGAAACCAGCAATATATGCACCTAATACTGGAATGTTCTTTACGTTGAATAATGCGCCACCAACTTTGGTGCTACCGAGTTTTTCTAATTTTGATGCCAATACGCCTATGCCTACGATTACATCTGCTGTGGCCCTGCCAAAACCATCCATAAGATCGGTTGCAGTTTGGATGTTGTTATCTTTGCCAAGCAAACTTAAAGCATCTAATATGCCTTTACCAATTTCTTCTTTAGCGTTTTCGGCAGATACTTTTAATAAATCCATTTTGCCAGCATAAGTATCTAATCTAGCTGCTGATTGGCCTGAAAACTTGCTATTAAGTTCGGCCATAATCTTATTCATATCGCCAGACTTAAGTGTGGCTTTACTTAGCCCAGCACCTAATCTACTAAGAGCTGTAGTTTGACCTGCATAGCCTTTGGCTAATGCCTGGCTAACTTCTACCACGGACTTACCTGTAGCTGCGCTTATGTTTAATGCCGTGTTTAATGCATCCTGGCTTTGAGTAATTGATCCTGTAACAGTCAGCAAAGATTGAAATGCTGGGCGTAGTTGGTCATCTAATACGCCTGTGGCTTGCTGTAGGCTGGCAATATACTTCTCAACACCTGGTGCGCTGAATTGGTAGCCAACGTTTTTTAATTGCTGCTCTAATGCCTTTGCAGCCTTCTCATCGGCCATAAATGCTTGTACTGATTTCTTGCCAAAATTAACTACTGCTGTGGCACTAAAGACTCCAGCAAAGACTTTGCCAAAACTCTTAACTTGCTTTTCAAAGGCTGATACTTCCTTTTTGCCTTTTTTTAATCCTTTGTTATCAAAGGTGCTGAGTGCGGAGACTACTAAAGTTGGCACAATTACACGCCCTTAAATCCACGAGCTGATCGCTCTTTGTAAAAACCTAATACCTGATTTTTTTGCTCTAATGGTAATTTCTTGTAATACGCAAATATGGCATCATCTATAGCCTTCTTTAAGCTTGCATAGACATCGCCTTGTTCTTCTTTCCAAACCTTGTAAATAACTCGACCCTTATTCTTGCGGCCTCTGCGACCCACAGAACCTTGCAAAGTTGCATCTACTACCTCTGGCAATGCTGCAATGAACTGTATGCCTGCATCTGGGTTTAGCGATGCGCCTTGTGACCCACGTGTTTTACGACCAGCAGTTTCATAGATAGCACCAGCAGCTGATTCGTTAGACACGTAGTTGTATACAGAATAGCCGCTTCTGTTTTTCTTATTAGGGCCAAGTTTGTATTTGATACCCTGTCTAGCTGTATTTTGATCGTATGCAGGAAAGGGTCTGCGCTGGCCTTCTTGTGGTTGCGCTTGTTTAAGCCACCCACTCAATACCTTGTCGTTGTCTGGAAACTCTTGTTTAGATCGATTAGCTACTTTAATCATGGGTGTTTTTAACGAGGCTTTTACATTCTTAAACATATCCTCGTCTATCTCATCGATTGCTTTAAGGAACTCTCTAACGCCGTTTACCACGACTGGCATTTTTGATCTCCTTCGCCCGATCTGTTAAGACTTGTACGATGGCTGCGTACATTTCTGTATCCATGTTAATAAACTCGCTAGGCGCAATTCCTGTCTCTACACTTAAAGCGGCAATACTGTATAAAGTTGAATTACGCTGTACTATTTTTTTTCTTCGTCTAACACCTCTACGGTATCCAAAGTATCAATAAACTCTGAACCCCATACAGGTATCTGAACTCCAGCCCTGCGTAAGCATTCATAAGCAAGCCAGAAAATTTCTGTTTGCCTCTCGTGCTCA